GAACCCGTGACCTTGGCGTTATAAGCACCACGCTCTGACCAACTGAGCTATAAGAACGGTGCAATTTGGTTATGTTACTAACCAACTTGTATAACGGTGGGACTCCCCACATACTACGTATCATCGAAATCTTTATATCATTTAATTTTCACATATCCAACCCGTGCAAATGTACTTGTATTTATCCGTAATAATAGGCATACCCATATGCATATAAGTCCAAGTTGCCGGAAAAAAAATTAATTTACCTTGCTCGGGTGTTATATGCTTACCATTAAGAAACGATGTTGCACCACCTTCTGTCATTGGGTCACGACTATTTAAATACCATATATAGGTTACCAAACGACCGTCGCGCATAACTGAATCGTGGTGCCACGAATAGTATCCACCCTTTTCAGTTCGCTGAATTTGATACCCACGGTCTTGAGTCTCTCGGAACAATTCATCTACAGCGATAGAATCTTTCAGATGCTCTCTATACTGTTTAAATCCTTCTTTTAATTGAGCACATAGGTGTTCATCTATATCATCCCATCCGGGGCGACCGGATATCCCCAAATCCACGCTAACTTTAGATTTTATGTCAGTGTCACCCCCGATAGTTACACCTTCTGTTTTTTCATCCGATTCTTCGAAACGACGAATTATTTCTTCACATTTTTCTGGAGAAAGATTGTTAGGTATTTCATATATGAACTCCATTTATACATAACACATTATCAATCTTTAACCTAAGTGAATAAGATTTCAAATTGATCTAAGTAAATATGGACTACGACGATTGCACCGTTACCACTGAGATGCCCCTCAGCGATGAGGTTGCCGACTTCATTGAAAGAGGTCTCCATCGCAACATGACTGACAAAGACATTGTAGAATGGTGTGATGACAACCTTGAGGACGTTGCTAAAATATATGAGAAGTACCGGGGTACCTACTTGTCATATAAGGATGCCGAGATGACTTTGTTTTTTACCCAAACTGTGTATGGGCGAGATGATTGTGTAGATATGATTAGAACTTTTGTAGCTTGTAATTAATTCTTCTTTCTATAAAGATATAATATTTTTGTTAATTCGCCTAACATGAACACCTGTTGGATCATCACCAACATCTTCGCGCGATCCGTTTTTGGGCTTAGGTCACCATAGCCCACACTACTCATCGTTGTGAACGAGAAATAGTAAGGATCTAGTGTCGTCTTAAATCCAAACTCTTCTGGGTCCATCCTACTATAAATGAAACCGAACGCTAACGTAATAATTATAATGAGCTGAGCTTCTTCAATTAACCTCATTGTTATTTACAGTATCTTGAGAAAATTATACAGAGTCGACACGTTCTAGTTTATCCATCTCTCCTCTACTCCTTTTTCTGTTTATATTTTGGAAAGCTCCCAACCATCTATTTACTGCACGTCTAGACCCTGTTACAGACGCTGCATCATCACTCACCACAATAGAAAGACCATTACAGACATCCGGTTTGTTTTCTTTATCTGGAAATTGAACCATAAACGCCTGAATCGATATAGCCGGTATATCTGGAGCGTCGTCCAACAACTTGTCATACTCTTCCCTAGATTTCATAAGAAATTCTACCACTTCTGAGCGGTGTTTCACGTCGAGTGATATTTCCATGTCGATAGACCTATAGAACTTTGACCACTGCACACACATGGCTGAGTGTGCTTCTGAAAGTGGGAGACTCTGACTAAATTTACTGATAGATGTGAGTATACCACCAAGTACGTTAAGAAAGGCAAAGAAATACTGGATGATCATTATATTATTCTTGGTATCGTCGGATACATCTTCATTACCACTTGGATTTAATACTGCAAAACCACCAACACCTGTTATACTTGCTATGACTATACTAGGATAAGACAACCAATCATTCTGTTTCTTGTAAAATAGGCGTGCATGGTTATGCAACCACCGATACCCCGCGGCCTTCTCAGCCCATTTTATAAGCAACTTTTCTTGTTTTTCGCACCACTCACAGTGTTCGTCTTGTTTTTGAACACTCATGGACTTAGATTATACAGATATATTTTTCGCACTTTCCCTGGCTAATTTATCAGCTTCTTCATTTTTAGGATTACCATTATGTGCCTTGACCCACCTCCATTCGACAATTTTCAATTTTTCACGCACTTCATCGAGTTGAATCCATAAATCCTTATTTTTTACGGGAGCACCCGTAGATGCTTTCCACCCATTTCTTTTCCAATTTATAATCCATGAATTTATTCCTTGTTTCACGTAGTTACTATCCGTAAATATACGCACCTCTTGAATATCTCTCTTCACACACTCTTGAAGAGCTCTCAAAATACCTGTCATCTCCATCCGATTATTTGTTGAATTAGGCTGTCCACCAGTGAGCTTAAAAATATCACTGACCACACCCCAACCACCAGGTCCAGGATTTCCCAAACTACTTCCATCGGTGTATATCTCATACATAGTTACTTATCACGCTTATCTTTTATATCATTATATTCAGAAGCCTTCTTTGGGGTTTTGCATATAACGTCGCCACAGTGGTCCCTGTTTTGATACACTGAGTTTATAGAGGTCGTGAGTTCATGACACGTCTTTGTCTTCCATCGACCCAACATGGGTTTATCCACTTTCATAAAAAGGTCGAGAAGTCGTTTGATCATATATAAAGTTTAAATGTGTCAATTCTTTAATGAAAGTTGAAATATCAAACGGCGATCTAATAGATAAAATTACCATTCTCGAATTGAAAATTGAAATGATAGACGCGAAGGAAAGTCTCGTAAATATAAAAAATGAATACAACCTTTTGTGTGAGTTAGAGTTTGATACATCACACAAAGGAGAATTAAAAGATATCAATCGTGGAATTTGGGACTTTAGGGAGATGTTGAGACTTTTAAATCACAAAGGTCTATACAACCATTCATTCACACATAGTGCAAAAAGAATTATTGAACTCAACGATGAAAGAAATAGAATTAAAAAACTAATCAATGAGGAAACGGCCTCTAAAATTATAAATGAAAAGGGCTACAAAACTCCCATATCTACCCCATCTCCATCATACTCATCGTTAGATGATGCCATATTCTTCATGGATGGACATTCTTGATGGGTCTATCAGACCTGAAAAACTTATTAAATGGACAGTTTTCACACCGCCTATGTCGAATTGCACAATCAAGTGCATCCGGGTTTTTCATACACGTCTTCTTTGCATTTTCTTTAGCTTTCCAATATTTAGCCTTAGTTCTTTGAGCATATGTGCGCCTTCCAACAAAGCAATATGGTTGAAGAATCATATTACGATTACGTAGTTCGTTTTTAAGTAGCTCTCTAATCATTTTTAAACAGCATTGGTACTGTGCATTTTAAAAATGAGTTTTGTTTTTTAATTATTTACTAAAATACCGCGTATGGGTATTTAGTTGGAGAAGGCGAGACCACCCATACCCGATTGGATGCGGAGGACGTTGTAGTTGCACGCAAACATGTGCATGGAGGTCGCGTCACCGGCGGGGTGGGCAACAACCTGGACCTGGGCATTATCAATGCGGGAGAAGTTGCAAGTGCCGGTGGGCTGGTGCTCCTCGGGCTTGAGCGCGAAGGAGTAGGAGTACACACCGGGAGTGGGGCAGCCGGAGTGATGGTTGTACGCTTGGACCTGGTTGAAGTACTTACCCTTCTGCTCCTTGAAACGGTCCTGGCCGTTGAGGATGAGCTTGAAGGTGTTGAGGACACCACAGACCTCCTCAGTGAAGCGGGTGTCACCACCACCGGTACCGACCTGGAGGAGGGGAGCACCAGACGCGGCGGGGGAGACGAAGGCGTTGGAGTCCGCGATGGCATCCTGGTTAGACTCGAGCACAACGTTGGTATCAACGGAGGCATTGGAGAAGTTCCAGAGGGAGTTCTTGCACGAGGTGTTGGAGAAGCACCACACGAGCTCCTTGACGGGGTGGTTGTAGGAGAGGCGGACCTGCTTGGTGCCGGAAGAGGTGATGGTATCGGTACCAGTGTGCTGGACCTGCTCGATGAGGTACTCGTGGCCCTTCTGCGCAAATCGCCTACGCTCCTCAGTGTCAAGGTAGACGTAGTTGGCCCACACCTTGAAGACAGAGGTGCTGAGGAAGGTATCAAAGTCAGACGCTAAATCGAAATCGATGCGCACCTCATGGTACTGCAGAGCAATTAGTGGGAGGTAAAGTCCAGGATTGCGGTTAAAGAAAAAGACTAGGGGCAAATAGACAGTCTTGCCATTGCCGGCAGTGGTCATCTTACCCCAGTTGAGCTTCTTGGCCTCATCGAGGTAGAGCTCGGAGTACAGACGCCACCACTTCTGGTAGTGCTTGTCAATGCGCTGGCCACCAATTGATAATTCTACGTTGTTAATCGCACGCTCAGCGACGAAGTTGTTGTCACCCGCATCAGTGGTCCTGGTCGCCGCGACGGCGCACTCAAGCTCGACGTACATGTCACCGACAAGGTCACCGTTACGGGCGACAGTCACGGAAACGCGACCGGAGTTGGCGGCAGTACCGTTGACGGTCTGCTCGATGTTCTCCATCGCGAAGTTAGTGTGGCGCTTGTATTTCGCCTGGAAGAAAGTTACCTCAGGGTTACCAGTCAGGTAAACATCCTGGGCACCGTAAGCTACGAGTTGCATAAGACCACCGGCCATTTTGAGAGTTGTTGTACTATAAGCAGAGAAAATAATTTTGGGGGAATGCGCATTTCCCGACCCCAATTTTTCTCAGTCCAACATAAATGTCGACACACCCTGATGAAAATGAGATAGAAATTGAGGAGGGTGAAATCATTTCAGATGATGACGAGGATCTTTCGGAGGTTGAGGATGAGGATTTCGCGGAGTACCAGATCGAAGATGGTCAGGATGTAGATATCGCCGATCTCATGACATCCCTCATGTCCACAGAGGATGGTGACACAGTTTGCTCAGCCCTTGTTAATATTGCGAGCCAACTCCAAACCCAAAATAAAATTTTAATAAAAATGTTGAGCAAGTTAAATTCCGCTTAAGGAATAAAATTGTACTTACTATAGATGAAATCAACTCACTTCATTGATAAGGAACCTAACATGTTTCAAGCTCTAACTGAACTACAGAAACGTGACATCCAGTCAATGAATGAGGATGAAATTTTAGAAGACATCGAGGAATTTGAGTTTAAGTGGTACCTTCACAATAAAGATGGGTACTCTCCTTGTATGAAACGTGCGGCCATGTTGGGGTATCACCAATTCATCCACCCGGATAACTTCAATGAAGATGGTATTCCTATTCCTGATGGAGTTGATGTAAAAGCTATACGAGGCATCAAGAACCGTATGATTTCTTACCTGATTCAGATGACGAATCACCTACAAGTTCGCAAAAATGATTTCACCCAAGATGATGAGGTTTCTATCAACAAGCGAATCAATAATATCATCCTGCAGATTGAAGATGGTTTTGAAAATGTTCGCCGACACCAAATTTCATTTGAAAGGGTCATCGCCCCAACTAAATTACCGGTGGTGAGTGTTCATACTGACCCCTCGGTGATGGATGAAGAGGAGATAGAAAAGACCACTCCCTATCAGAAGTGTCTCATGATTGCCCTTAAGGAAGCGTATCGTTCTGGATTTCGGAGATACAAGGGTCAATGTTGTGAAGAAATCAAAACGGTCGAGGGTTACAGTACAAGGGCTTGGAATCCAGTGTTCGGTATAGATGAATTTGTATATTCTCTCCCGAAAAAGGAAAGCAACTTTACGACGTGGAAAAATTTTACAAGTAAGAGTTCAATCTATAGAGATGTGATTGATAACATCTCGAAGTGTGTCGATCCACAGTTCCCTGAAATTAAAAAGAGGCGCCACGTGTGGTCATTCAAGAATGGTGTCTTTGTTGGTAAGGAGTGGATTCCAGATCGAGGTGTTTATGATTGTAGATTTTACCCATATAAGAGTGACAAGTATGCGTGCCTCGACCCGAGTATTGTCGCATGCAAGTACTTCGATCAACCATTCGACGACTTCTCTCACGTTGAAGATTGGACCAAGATTCCTACACCTTGGTTTGACTCTATTTTGAAGTATCAGAAGTTCGAAGATGAGGTGTGTAACTGGGCCTATGTTATGGGTGGTCGCCTGTGTTTTGATGTGAATGACCTTGATAGCTGGCAAGTTATTCCATTCTTCAAGGGTATTGCCCGGTCTGGTAAATCTACCCTGATTACAAAGGTATTTAAGAAGTTCTATGAGGGGGATGATGTTGGAACACTCTCAAATAATATTGAGAAGAAGTTTGGTCTTTCTGCAATTAAGGATGTGTTCATGTTCATCGCCCCCGAGGTAAAGGGTGACCTTGCCCTCGAACAGGCTGAGTTCCAGTCAATCGTTTCGGGTGAAGACGTATCGGTTGCGGTTAAGAATAAGACCGCCGTGTCTATCGAGTGGAAGGTACCGGGTGTTCTGGGGGGTAACGAGGTTCCCAACTGGCGGGATAACTCTGGGTCTGTACTTCGGCGCATTCTCCCATGGAACTTTGGTAAGCAGGTACAGGATGCCGATCCTCAACTTGAAGATAAACTTCACAAAGAACTTCCTATCATTCTCCTGAAATGTGTGCGTGGGTATTTAGACTACTCCAATAAATACAGGAACAGGGATATTTGGAATGCGGTCCCTACCTACTTCAAGAAGATCCAAAAGCAGGTTGCCATGGTTGCCAGTAGCCTTACAAACTTCCTGGAATCGACCTATGTCGTACTTGGTGAGGACAAATTCGTACCCCAGAAGGAGTTTGTAGCCAAATTCAACCAACATTGCCGAGAAAACAACCTCGGAAGTTACAAGTTCCATGGTGACTTCTATGCAGGACCATTCAGCTCCAGGGATATCGAAGTTAGGGTAGAAACAGTTAAGTATAATGGAAAAATCTTGAAGAACCAACCGATCATATATGGTTTGGATCTAGTTACCGATGATCTAACTTTCACTGATGACATCTAAAAAAAATATCACTATTTATTAATATGAGCCAGTCGGTCAAAGAATTTGTGCGACAATCTGGTGTGGAAGTTCAAAGTCCTAACTCCAACTCGAATGATGAGTTTGCGAGGGAACTGGACGAGGTATTGGAAAAGGCTGAAAGGGATCGGAGACGTACCGCAGCTGCTCCTTTTTTTAGGACCCCACCTCGTCCAGTACGTCCAATGCGTCCAGTGCCACGTTCAGCACAAGTACCACAACGATTACAAAACAACCTGATTACCAATCAAAGGTATGAACCTCTCGCAAATGAGTTTAGGGAAGCTTTAGCTGGAATAACTTTCAATGATAAAAACTTAAACTATATCGCACCCCGTAGTGCTCTTGAAATTAGCAAACTTAATCCCGGCATGTTCAACGCCACTGTGGATTCTGGTTTTGGTCAAAAGGATACATTGATCGAACTTAAAAAAATACTCCTTAAAACACCCCTAGGTAGAACACCTATTGGTGAGGGTCTTTATATAGACACCAAAGAGATAAAGGGTATATACGGACAATTCAAGACTGGATTTTCACACACGAAAGAAAGTGGTCCCAGGGGTGACACAAATAAGGTGTTTTCTAGTGCCCAATTCATACTTACCTTATCAAACGATGTTGAAAGTAAGGGTGCTACCGTTAATTTTTACAAAAATGGAAAGATTCGTTTCTCGGGTGGTTTCATTGGTACGAATATAACGAATCAACCTGAACTTATTCGACGTTTCATGGTCGATAACTACACAGAAAAACAATCATTTTTCTATAATCCATTCACTTACAATAATCTGAGTGGTCAGTTTAGGGTCAATGGTACATTCAAGAGTTTGGCTAGAATTGCACAAAAAAGTTCAATCTACGGTATGACCAGGGTCAGCTATGAGCCAGAACTTGCTCCATTCCTCTATGCATATTTTGGGGAAATGAAATTCATTCTCTCAACAAGTGGTAATGTCCAGATTTCGGGTGCAAAAAATCCCGGTGATATGCTGGCTTCGTACGATTTTGGGAAGACATTTGTTCAAGATCTTAATGCCAAAGGAGAAATCGATGTGACTGGTGTATTTGAAAAGGGTGTCAAGACCAAGGTGTCTAAACCCAAGCCCAAACCCAAGCCCAACTCCAAACCTAAAAGGAAATATACAAAACGCACACTCACAACTAACCAAGCAAATGCCATTATGATCAACTCTAAAATGTGTGCACGCATGAAGAAATCCGAACTCATGGATCTCGCGCGACGAATGGGTGTTGTGAATTTCAGAATAACAACTAAAGATGGTTCCAGACTTGCATCTAAAGATGAGATTTGTAGTAAAATTAAGAAACAAGTGGGAAAAGAGAATGTGACTGTTAATAATAAAAAACTCGTCGGAACTGGGAACACATTCCGGGTCGGTCGTAAAATTTGCACAGACATGAAAAAGGAACAACTTGTTCGCGTCGCTGGGATTCTTAAAATCACCCTCGATGAAAAGGAAACTAAAAAGTCGTTATGCAAAAAGATTGAGAAGGTTAGAAATAACCTAGCTAAGCCCAAACCCAAACCCGTAGCTCCACCCAAGCCCACAAAGAGAGAGGTACAACGAAAGAAGACGAATATGAAAGTTGGTATGAAGAAAGCTGAAGTCATGAAGAAGCGGGGCCTCGATGAAAACTCGATTCGTAAGGATATTACCAAACTTTACGGTGATAAATGGCTGAAAAGGTACAAACCCAATCTGAACCAAGATGTGCGAAATATGAAGTCGGCGCTCAATGCAATTACAAAGGGTAATAAAATTGGTATTCCCTTCAAGAAGGACGTAGATGACGTAAAAAAGAATGTCGTCGGTAGGTGGAAGATGGAGAGACGCCGCGAATTGGAGAGAAAGTATCTCATGAATACCGCAAACGTTACGGGTATTGCATACAACTTGAGGAATGCATACCGTCGCGCAGCTGCCAACTATATCATGAACCAAAAGACGGCGCCCTCTAATAAAAAGATGGCCGATTACAGGAAATACTGGTTAAAGTTTAGGGCTAATCTTAATGGAAATGGACAGAACCCATGGAATAAAGTCACCAGAGCCGCCCGTGGAAGAAATTTTATCCCGGCTCGAGCTCGGATTGAGAAAGTATAATCATGGTGTGAGGGTAAATGATGACACGCGTACTTGGGGAACTCGAATGAATTCTTGGATGGAAATGGCAAAGGAGGAGTTTCTCGATGCAATCATTTACGTGGTAGCTGATTACATCAAAATGGGACGAAACAGTTGGCGACAGTGTGCGTTACTAGAAAAGGAGTGGATACACAGTGAGAACGATGACAACGAACTCATCATGTATATTATAAAAAATTACGATCGTATTGAAAGTAAAAAACATAAAACCCTACTACAACAACTCTTCAAAATGAACAAGATATGCGACGATTGATAAGTTTATATGGTTCGGCGATTTGTTTGAGATGAATTGTGTGATAGGCGAAATTGTACTTCGGGAACATGTCTTTGATTTTATTTGATAAAAGGCTAGCTTGTACTATAAGTGGGGTACCCGAACACACCGAGATACTTTCGCTTTCGAGAAATTTATTTTCCAATTGAACAAACTTCTTCAACATGTCATGATGCATCCCATCCCCATGCATCATGAGATACATATCTTTAGACGCACCACCACTTATGTAAAAATATTTGGAACCCTCCACCTCTGTAGATATTTTACGCGTGTCAAACATAATTGCCAGCACTATGAGAGCTACAACAATGTAGATCATTTATTATTACTGTGAAATTAATTTTGTTAGGTCGTCGATCTTCTGGAGGATGTTCTGAAGCTTGTAGATGGAATCGACGTCAGAGGGCTTCACAATCTCAAGTTCAATTTGGAATGCTGCTTCCTCTTCTGAGTCCATGTCAGCATTGTCACCCGAAGAGATGGTCATATCGATGCTCAGGTTTTTTCTAACGAAGGAGTGCCTCGTCTTGTTACGCTTTCGGTCCATATCATACTCCCCATTGGTGGGAATCTCTCGAGCCACACAAAATCGCACATCGAGGGGGTCACGCTTAAAGTCTTGCTTTGAGACGCCAATCTTCTGGATCATCGTCTGCTCGCCACTTTCTTCGTCACATGTGACACGAATATTGTTGGCGTCGTTGTAATAGACGTCTGAGACTGTTGTCTTTACACTGTCCCAACCATCAAATTTTCTTAAACCACTGAGAACACGTTTCCATGTAGCCCCACCAACATTGGTATCAAAAAGTGAGCCATTATGCTTTCCAAGACGAATCTCGATTTCGATATCACCTTCATTCTTGTGGGCTTCGAAAATAGGGAGAACTTGATTGGTGAGATCCATCTTACATTTAGATATTGCGTCTTTCTCTTAAGCCTTTTATGAACGTAAAATATAATGAAGGGTTTCGAAAACTTTGGAAATACCTGTTATTTCAATACAGCGATTCAATGCCTATTACATATCCCAGTTCTCACAAACTATTTTATAAAAAACCCATACGATGGGGATTGTTCATTCACCAATGAATATTCCAAAGTTGTTCATGGATATTGGCTGAGGGGTGAATCACAATTGAGTGTTCTCCCCCTTTTGACAGCATTCCAGGAAAAGTTCCCACGCTTCAAACTTAGACAGCAACACGACACACAGGAAGCTATTCTATGTATCATAGATATTATCGAGCGTTCCCAACCATTTATTAAACCATGGTTTTATGGAAAGAAATGTCAGGAAACTATTTGGCCAGGTGGTAAGACAACGAATGAAGAACCTTTCAGTGTTCATTTGGTGACTTCCAATGGAAATGATTTGGGGGACATGCTGAAAAGGAGTATGGATTGGAATGTTTTAGAAAACTTTGAGGACACGGAGGGTAAGGTTCATAACGTAGCCACCACACGCTCACTCTTTTCAGAACTCCCACAAATTTTAATGATTTCATTCGATCAAAAAAGTCACATCAAAATTATAGAAAGAATTATGATCGATTCGTTTGAATACAATCTCGTGGCGACTGCTATTCATGAAGGCGATCAGAATGATGGACACTACGCATCATTCGTTAAATGTAGGGGGAAATGGCATTTTATAAATGATACTTTTATTAAACAACACCCACTACCACAAGAAGCTGGGTTCTATTTTATGGTTTACAATCTAAAAACTCCTCAATCTTGATGTCCTCCTTAATATTCACGATCGTCCTATAGAAGGTTCTTCGACCATTCGGGTGGGTCTTATCGGTTCTTCTTTTTATGGGTCTCCACCACATACGTTTCCCATCATCCACAAATTCACATTCAACGATAGCTCCCTCCTCAAACCATGGTTCGTTCATCAAATCCATACTAACTTCAGATTCAAACACAAGCTTCCCCTTTTCCTGTACATAGAGTCTCCATGCGAGGGGGCCTCCAACAGTACCAGGCACTTCCCATGAAGGTTCCTTCTTCATGAGAAAGTCCACAGTATTCTTATCTTTTGGTTTCCACTTGAACATGGTCTCATGGGTTCCAATCCTTACGGGTTCATTTACCGGAGTGAAAACAAGACCATCAATTCGCTGGGTCACCCCTGGGAGATATACATCCAAAAATGTGGTATAATCGGCCATTTGGTGAAATGTTTTGACTTTGAGGCGGTACTTGTCATGCTTCATATAAATGATAGAACCTGTAACCACCTTACATGCTTCAAGTCTCAACGTTAGATTTAGGTCCCAAACTGGTTCTCCATTGGCAAAGACCGCGTCATATACCATGAGTGTATTCTCATAGAGCTCTCCATCGAGAATTGTTCCCTCGTAGGCCACCTTTTTCAGGTTGATTGGGGCCTCAAACATGTTGAATGAACGGTTGACAAAGATACATTTCCTTCTACCTTCAAATGTGAGGGCAACCATCATATACCTCTCACCATCCGTTTTCTCGCATACTAGGTATTCGGCACCCTTGAGGATGGGAAAGTGACGTCGCTCAATTGAGATAGGTTGAGGTCCCGGAAAGTAGTCTTTACTTTTCCAGCAGGTGTGGATAAATTTCACGACGTGTTTGTAAAGCGATGATTCTGGATTTACAAACATTTCGGAGGACATATATTAATTTGTGACGAAAACTTTAATTTACTTTCACACCAGCTGCATTCAGTATATTACTGACACATTCATGTGTATAAGTCATGATCAACTTAGCTGCTGTAAATGCGTAGATTCGTACATTTTTTTCTTTAAATTTCTCAAACATTTTTGGGTGAATACTCCAAGATCCCGTCTTCTTTTCCTTGATGGCCTTGATGACGTTCTTCGTGTTCATCATCCATGCACGAGCATTCGTTGAGGATACCCGGGATATAGTATCTGAAATCTTCATTCCAAGTTCTGTATCAAAGTTAAGACCCATCTGTGATATGGGTTCTGTTGATTTTTCCTTAATCTTCTTCTTGAACATATCCCAATCCACACCTTCCACTACACCTGGAAATACGAGACAGCCTACACCTTCATGTTTTTCGAAACATTGATCAATAGAATCGTTATCTACACCAATACCAAAATCAATAAATACAATTCGATCATGGGTTTTCATACACTTTTGAATCACATCGGCCTTTTCAAATGGATTATCATTCACATAAACGATCTGATTATTGAGACCTTTTTGAAGACATTTTATATTCAGACGGAGAACCCCATGAAGTGTCTTGACGTGGCAGGATTTGGATCGAGTAACTATAATAGTAGCCAAGTTCATGACTATCATAGAAGTCTAAACCTTAAGCCTTTCATTCATGCAACCACTAAATGGTAAATTCCCTACATGACCCAAAGTTGTATTCACGTCTGCATAAATTTTACCATCACATTGTTGCCAACGACGACAGAAAGCGTAGTCCTCTGAGAGGTATCGGCGGTTCCCCGGATCTATCATGCAGTCAAAAGCTGCGTGATAGTTGTCAAAGTCCCTGTTTTGGTGGTCATTTTTACACCAAAGCTCTGGAAACTTATCTTCTAGGGTCTTAAACACCGAGCGCTTTATGACCATGAAACCAGTGGGTCCATCAAGGATCTCAATAAATCCATTCACAACGGGGCGGTTTTGAGCTCCAAAATTAATTACGAGACTCGAGGACAACATAGACATATCACGTTCATCACCTCTTTTCACGGCTTCGGCAGCTTGATCCCACATCACAACCTTTTTAGGATAGCAAGATACAGAGAGGTCATGTCCCGATTTTATAAGACGAACGACAGATTCGGGTTCAAAATGGATATCAGCATCGATGAACATGAAGTATTCACAATCAGTTTTTTGCATAAAACGACCTACGGAAACATTGCGGGCGCGATGAACGAGAGACTCATTTTCTGTGGTATCTAAATATAATTGAATTCCTTCTTTTATTAAAAGAAGTTGAAGTTTAATAATACTAGTCATATACTTTTCTAAACACATACCACCATAGCACGGTGTTGAAAGAAAAAGCTTCGTCATATATTATGACGAAGCTTTAAACTCTAAGTGCTTTTTTACGATGGTTTCTATTTTATTTAGTGTCGGCACGGACACCGAACACTTTTCACACATTTCAGCTTTTGTTACATTGGGACTAAGTACCATGTAAATTATAGTGGAAGCTATACTATTTGGAGTTTTGCTCATTAGATCTACACAATCCTCTGTAGCGTTACACATTTTGATACATCTTAGACGCTCTTCTTTGGTTACCACGAAAGAATTCAAGAGGCGCTGCAACACATCGAACGCTTTCGTCACGTAATTCTTTTCAGTCATGCCTGCTATAGTGTCTTTGAATAGTTGTGTCGTACGACTCACATCCTTGGATTGAATCCCAAACATGTCTGCAATTTCCTTAGTTGTTCGTGGGTGTTTAGCAAGTCTGCATGCGTAAAGCACGCAGTTCGCCTTCATCCCCAAACGTACAGCACCCCTAGTAAGCTTTTCATTGTTAAACTTTCGGTAAAACATCTTTGCATCTTTGAGTACAGAATCTGGGAGTGTGTGACACGCCTCATCTATATCCTTGTATGCATGGAAAAGAGCACGATCCTTATGATTCATGGACATATGAAAATTTATTTTTGCTATGCGTTTGGTTTCGTAACTAGAACCCCGTTGTGTAGCAATGATCGTCCCCTTACCCCAATTCTGTGAGAATAGTTCTGGATTTGAGTTAGGGTTCCCACATCTCGCTGGATCATTCACCTTTCCATCGTCAGTCATCCCACTCGTCCATTCAGCTGATTCATCAATAAAATAAGAATCTACAAGACCACATTCGGAACACGTGGGTAATCCCTCTCTCGAAAAAACTTTAGTTCCTGAACATTCTCGACAAATATTTATATCCACTGGCTTTTGTTGTTGTTTTTTAGGTAGTAATAGTGCGTCTATTTCAGACCATATAGTTGCCAGCATTGTTTTGAATGTGACAATCTTTTTAAATTTTTAAAGAAACGCGCTACAGACTTAGGCTTTTCACATGCATTTCAATCATATCAACGGTTTCTTTGAAGCTCTTACCACCAGATGTTGAGGGTTTCCACCCCTCCCATTCTTTATCGATAGACTGATGATCGGGTGGTAAAGGAATATCCTGACCCACAATCTCACTATCAGAGACGACAAATCCCTCGATATCTGAACCAGACTCTCCCTCATCGTAAATGTCACTATCTGTATCCTCTACGTCAATCTCAGAATAGTAGGCGAACATATCCTCACCCAAATCTTTCATTTCCAAGTCCTTGAATGTTGTACCACTTGGGTAATGCTCCATCAAACTCTCAAAGGGAGCGGGGGACAGGGTCTCACCATCTAATTTATAGACACATGCAGACTTGTAAATGAGTTCAGTGGGATTGAGGTACTTGACCCCCAGGGTCAGGCCAGTGTTCATTCCGACGACACCGTACATTTCGTCTTCAACACCGTCTTCATTAACAAATAGTTTAACTATATCATTTTCGTTTATTTCAGTTGGCACAATCATGCTTAGAGTTTTCTGACAAAAAATATTCAGGGATAATATCACAGATGAAAGTTATTATTTATTCGAAGGAAGGATGTCAGTATTGCGACCACGCGGTGACCCTCAGTGAGGCAGAGGGTCTCGAATACGAAAAGATTTTGATAGAAAAGGAGGAACTAAAGAAATTGTGTGGTGGTAGTATCGATTCCTACCCTCAAATATTTATTGACGGACGTCATATCGGAAACTACTTTGAATACCAGGAATACATTGAAGATGAATATGAACCCATCCTAGCACCAACACTTGATAGATTTACTGTATTTCCCTTGAAGTATCCTGAGCTCTGGGAACTCTACAAGAAGGCTCAAATGTCTAATTGGACAGCGGAAGAGGTAGATCTATCCAGTGACATGGAAGATTGGAAAAATCTAAATGACAATGAGCGAAAGTTCATAAAGTATATCCTGGCATTCTTTGCTGGCTCCGATGGAATTGTTTTCGAGAATATCAATAACAATTTCGCAGATGAGGTACAAATCTCCGAGGCTCGTTCATTCTATGCATACCAATGCCACAATGAAATGGTCCATGGGGAAACGTACTCTAAACTAATCGATAAATACATCAAAGATTCTACTGAGAAAAAACACCTCTTCGAGGCTATACAAACCGTCCCCTGTATTGAAAAGAAAGCCAATTGGGCTTTAAAATGGTTTGATACCAAGTCCCGCTCCTTCGCTGAACGCCTCTTCGCATTCGCCTGCGTCGAGGGGATCTTCTTCTCTGGGAGTTTCTGTGCCATCTACTGGCTCAAGAAGCGCGGACTGATGCCCGGGCTGTGCTTCTCAAATGAACTCATTTCCAGGGATGAAGGTCTCCACCAGGAGTTTGCTGTTGAACTCTTCAAGCTCCTACGTAACAAACCATCCACAGATACGATTCACGCCATCGTTAGGGAGGCTGTGGAAATTGAAAAGAGCTTCAT